CTAACAAAGAGATGGCCATCGAATTCATCGACGCCTGCGCGATGTGGGCGCGGGCCTTCAATAAGGCCGCCTCCACCGTCCAAGAGGAGGTTCTGAAAGACGACGACAAGGACATCCTCACGTTCAATATCCACTTCGCCAGCGGCTTCAAGATCCAGGCGCTGTCCAGCCGGCCCAGCAACCTGCGGGGCCGCCAGGGTAACGTCACCATCGACGAGGCCGCTTTCCATGCGGAGCTGGCCGAAGTGCTCAAGGCCGCTCTGGCGCTGACCATGTGGGGCGCCAAGGTGCGCCTGATCAGCACCCACAACGGGGTGGAAAACCTCTTTAACGAACTGATCCAGGACAGCCGGGCCGGCAAGAAACGCTACAGCGTGCACCGGCTCACCCTGGACGACGCCTGTGACCAGGGGCTGTATAAACGCATCTGCCAGGTGCGCGGAAAGGAATGGAGCGCGGTCGCCGAGAAACAGTGGAAAGAGAACCTGCTGAAGGACACCGCCACCCGCGAGGACGCCCTTGAGGAATACTACTGTGTTCCGAAATCCGGCGGCGGCGCCTACATCTCCCGGGCCCTGATTGAGGCCCGCATGGTGGAAGCCCCCGTGGTGCGGTACGAAGGCACGGTCGAATTCAACGCCTGGCCGGAACATCTGCGCAAGGCCGAGGTGCACGACTGGTGCGAGAGCGTGTTGCTCCCGCTGCTGGAATCGCTGAACCCGGAAAGCCGCCACTGCTTTGGCGAGGACTTCGGCCGCAGTGGCGACCTGACCAGCATCGCGCCGATGGAAGTCACCCAGCAGCTGAAGCGCTGCGTGCCGTTCCTGGTGGAGCTGCGCAATGTGCCCTTTAAGCAACAGGAACAGATCCTGTTCTACATCGTCGACCGGCTGCCGAATCTTCAATACGGCGCCCTGGACGCCCGGGGCAATGGCCAGTACTTGGCGGAACAGGCGCAGTATGAATACGGCTCTCAACGTGTCGAAGCGGTGATGCTCTCGCAGTCCTGGTACCTGGAGACCATGCCCAAATTCAAGGCCGCCTTTGAAGATGACGGCATAGAGATCCCCCGCGACAGCGACGTGCTCGATGACTTGCGAGCCCTACAGGTGATCAAGGGTATCCCCAAACTGCCCGACGCTAAGACCGGCGATGACAAGAAACGCCACGGTGACACGGCCATCGCTCTGGCCATGGCGTATTACGCCAGCTTCCAACAGGGCGCCCTGGAGTACGGCTACGAGGCCATCCGCTCCGGCCCTGACCACAAACACCACCGGCCGGTGCGTGCCACCGCCGGGTTCCGTAACCGAGGAGGACTGCTGTAATGGCCGAATCATCCATTGTGGACGCACACGGCCGTCCGATCCGGAAGGCCGAACTGAAGAAGGAATTGGCCGCGCCCTCGCTGACCGGTGTACGCCAGGTGTGGCACAACGGCATTGCCAGCCACCTGACACCGGACCGCCTGGGAATGATCCTGCGGGCGGCCGAAAACAACGATGGCCACGACTACCTCACCCTGGCCGAGGAAATGGAAGAGCGCGAACCGCACTACGCCTCGGTGCTTGGCACCCGCAAGCGGGCGGTCAGCGGCCTGGACGTGGTGGTGGAATCAGCCAGTGATGAGCCGGCAGACGTGCGCCTGGCAGATGCGGTGCGTGACCTGGTGCGGGATGCCGTGTTCGGGGATCTGATTGAAGATCTGCTGGACGCCCTGGGCAAGGGCTATTCAGTCGCCGAAATCATGTGGAACACCAAGGGTGGCCAGTGGTGGCCACGGGAATACGTGTGGCGAGATCCGCGTTTCTTCCGTTTCGACCAGGCCACCGGGCGAGAGCTGCGGCTGATCGATCCGGACAACGTGGCCCAGGGTGTGCCGCTGGCCCCGTACAAGTTCATCGTGCACCGCCCCAGACTGAAGGCGGGCATCCCCCTGCGCGGTGGCTTGGCCCGCCTGGTGGCGGTGTCATACATGGCGAAGAGCTACACGCTCACCGACTGGCTGGCATTCGCCGAGGTGTTCGGAATGCCCCTGCGCCTGGGTCGTTACAACGACAGCGCCAAGTCGGAGGAAGTGGACATCCTCCGGGCGGCCGTGGCCAACCTGGGCTCTGATGCGGCCGCCATCCTGCCCGAAGGCATGAAGATCGAATTCCAGGAAATCGCCAACACCCAGGGCGGTGCCGATCTGTTCAAGGGCCTGGCCGAGTGGATCGACAAACAGACCAGCAAGGCTGTGCTGGGCCAGACCATGACCACGGATGACGGCTCCAGCCAGGCACAGGCCACCGTGCACAACGACGTGCGGGAAGACATCCAACGGGCCGATGCACGCCACCTGGGCGTGAGCCTTAACCGCGACCTGGTCAAGCCGTTTATCGACCTGAACTACGGCGTGCAGCGCCGGTACCCCAACGTGCGTATCCATGTGCCGGAGCCGGAAGATCTCAAGCAGCTCGTTGCAGCATTGAAAGATCTGGTACCGCTCGGCCTGAAAGTGGAAAGCTCGGTGATCTCCGACAAACTGGGTCTGCCGGATCCCGCAAAGGATGCCGACATCCTGATGCCCGAACAGCAGGTGTTAAGTACCGTTCAATCTGCCAGTAACCAGTCTTTAAAGACCGCTCAAAACCGCGAATCCGTGGTCAACGAAAGCGAGCCGGACTTTGATGCAATCGCCGAGGCGGAGGATGACTGGGAAGTGCAGCTCGCACCGCTGATCGACCCGATCGAACGCCTGGCGCAGCGCGTGACCGAGGAAGGCGGAAACGAGGAAGACTTCCTGGCACGCCTGGGTGAAGTACTCGACGAGATGGACGAGACCGAATTGGTCCGCCGTCTGGCCTCCAGCACCTTCAAGGCCCGGGGCCTGGGCGATGCGAGGGATGACTGATGGCCAACTTTAAGGCCGGCCCGGTACCGCGTGACGCCCTGGCGTATTTCCGCGACAAGGATCTGCGCGTTGGTTTTGACTTCCAGGATGTGTGGGGCCAGGAACACGCCCATTCGTTCACCGTAGCCAAGGCCATGAAGATGGACATCCTGGACGATGTCCGCGCCGGTCTGGACGAAGCGCTGGCCGAGGGTAAGACGTTCCGGGATTTCTCCCGGGAACTGAAGCCCAAGCTCCAGGAGAAAGGCTGGTGGGGCATCAAGGATGAGATCGACCCGAGCACCGGCGAGCGCCGCCGCGTGCAGCTGGGCTCACCCCGCCGGCTGAAAACCATCTACCAATCCAACCTGCGCAGCGCCCGATCGGCCGGCCAGTGGCAGCGCATCCAGCGCACCAAGGAAACCCAGCCCTTCCTGCTCTATGAGCTGGGCCCCAGCGAGAACCACCGGGAAGAGCACGTGTCCTGGGCGGGTACTCTGTTGCCGGTGGACCACCCCTGGTGGCGCGACCACATGACGCCCAATGGCTACGGCTGCAAGTGCCGGGTACGCCAGGTGTCTGAGGTTGAAGCAGAACGCATGGAACGCGAAGGCATCCAGGACCCACAGGCGGAGCTGGAGACAGACCCGGAAACCGGCCTGCCCACCGGCCGGCGCCAACGCCGAACCATGCCAGTGCGCCGTGAGCCACCGCCCACCCGCACGGTCAGCTTCACCAATCAGCGCACCGGGGAGATCATCCAGGTGGACCAGGGCCTACATCCGGCCTGGGCCACCAACCCGGGGCAGGATCGCGTGCGTGTACTCCGGGACCGCATGACTGGCAAGCTGGATACAGCAGACCAACGCCTGGCCCAGGCGACCACAAGAGACGTGATGGACAGCCCCATACTCACCGACTGGGTGCGCCGCCCGGACGGCGAGCTACCCGCCGGCGTCATCGAGCGCCGGGCGCAGACAGCCCTGGGTGCGGACACGCAAGTGGTACGCCTGGCACCTGGTCGCCTGCCAGATCCGGACAGCCTGGCCGTTGAGGATTACCGGCAGCTGCCGGACGTGATCAACCGGGGTATACTGATCGCCCAGGACAATGAACGCCTGTCGGTGTTCCGAAGCCGTGAGGGCGACACCGGTAATCCTTGGTGGCTGGCAACAGTCCGGCGCAGCGGTGACAGCCAGCGCCTATACCTCACCGACTACCGTGGGGCCACCGATGAAGACCTGGAACAGGCCCGCAGCCGTGGCCAGGTGATTCGAGCCTCGGAACAGCCCTGATCTGGTCAACTTTTGTTCACGCCGTAGAACGCCCTCAGAAGCGCCAGAAGGCCGCTAACTGGCATAGAGCTACCATGGCCGGGGTCAAACCCCGTTCGTCGTTTTTAAATGGGCGTTAAATGCGGTTGTGGCGATTGCCAACCAGTGGCCGAGTCCGATAACCTGTTTCCACCGGTACCGCCCTGGTTCCGTTTTCGCTCCCCCTCCTGATTGATTATCCCCCTGAAGCCCTTCAGGCCCGTATCCGCCATGGGCTGTCGCTAGTCTGGCGGCATGGAAAAAACAAACGCACTCCGCTCCGGCCTTGCCAAGGCCCTGAACACCGAACCGACACCGGGCCAACGCCTGGCGCTGAACGTTGAGCTGCCGGCCGGCGAAGTCCCGGAGTGGGTAGAGCTGTTGCCCGCCGGTGAAGTGGTGATGGGCCGTGACGGCCGCGCCTGGCGCAACAGAAACCCCCAGGCCCTCGTAAGCGAGTTTGATAGCCGCAACATGGACCTGGTCATCGACTGGGAGCACGCGACAGAGCACCGCGCCCCGAATGGCCAGGACGCCCCGGCTGCCGGCTGGGTCAAGGAATTGGCAGTACGTGACGGTGCCGTTTGGGGCCGCGTGGAATGGACCGAGAAGGCCACCGCCCAGCTGCAGCGCAAGGAATACCGCTACCTATCCCCAGTCTTTCTGTTTACCCGCGATGAAAACCAGATCGTTCGGCTGACCAGCGCGGGCCTGACCAATCAACCCAACCTGGAGCTAACCGCTCTGAACCAGCAAACCCACCAGGAGGAATTCCCCGTGTGGAAAGATCTGCTTAAAAAGCTGGGTCTGCCAGAGGATGCGACTGAGGCGCAGGCTATTGCCGCCCTCAATCAAATCCAGGCCGACCTGGACACCGCGAAAAATCGGGAGGCCAACCCGAGTCTCGACAAGTACGTGCCTCGTGCCGACTTCGACCAGGCCCAGCAGCGCGCTGCCAATGCGGAGCAAACGCTGAACACCCTGAAGAAGGAGCGCGAGGACGAGGCGATCGAGACAGCCATCAACCAGGCCCTGGAAGACGGCAAGATCGCACCGGCCACCGTGGACTACCACAAGGC